TTTATGCAGGAGGAGGAGGGGGTGGTGCACCAGCTGGACCTGCTCCCGCTACAGCAGGAACTGGAGGAAATGGTGGAGGTGGAGCTTCTTGCGTTGCAGGAACAGCTAACACTGGAGGTGGAGGTGGAGCAAGAGCTGCAGGAGGATCAGGAGTTATTATTATTAAACAAGTTTGTGCATCTCCAACATATCAAAACGCACCAGGAGTCTGGTCAATTAATGACGCATATAATTACAAGAAACAAGGAACGTGGACAAACGCTGGACCAGTATCTATAAATTTTTTAGTAGTAGCAGGAGGCGGTGGTGGAGCATCTTATGCTCTAGGAGGAGGTGGAGCAGGAGGATTAAGAACATCAACGGCTACTTTAACAGGTGGAACATCTTATCCAGTTACAGTTGGAGCAGGTGGAAATGGAGGAACTTGTGGAGGAAATGGATCACAAGGATCATCTTCAGTATTTAATGGAATTACATCACAAGGTGGCGGAGCAGGAGGTAATTTTCCAACTGCAGGACCAGTTGCTACAGATGGATCTTCTGGTGGATCTGGTGGTGGTATAGGTAGAGATGCTTATTTAGGAGGACGTACTTCTGCTAATAATGGTAATATGCCACCAGTAAGTCCTTCACAAGGAAATTCAGGAGGAGTAGGTATTTATGCACCTGGTAGAGATAATGGATCAGCAGGTGGTGGAGGAGCTGGAGGATCAGGTGGTGATAGTAATCCAAATAATACTCCTCAAGGAGTAGGAGGAGCAGGTTCTCCTGTAACAGCTACATTTGGAGCAACACCACAACCTTATTATATACCTGGACCAGGTGCAGGATATTTTTCAGGTGGTGGAGGTGGAGGATATTTTGATGGTACTACTTCATATGGAGGAGCAGGTGGTATTGGAGGTGGAGGAAAAGGTAATTCATCATGTAATCCATTTCCAGGACCAGGAGGTGGATATAGTGGTCAACCTGGAACAGTAAATTCAGGAGGTGGTGGAGGTGGTGGAGGATTAAAAGCCAGTACACCAGGAACTACTCCAGGAGGAAATGGTGGATCAGGAATAGTACTTATTAAAGCACCTTCAGGAGCTATTTTTTCAGCAACTCCAGGAACTAATACAATAGTTACTTTAGCAGGGGGTTGTAAGGTAGCAGTATTTACAGTTTCTGGAACATTAACTACGGGATAAATTAACCACTTTCTTTTTATGAAAATTTATACTATAACAAACAATAAGGAGTAAAAAATATGGCACATTTTGCAGAAGTAAACAGTTACGGTTTAGTATTAAGAGTTGTTGTTATTGATAACAATGATGTAAACGCAAATGGCGGTGATCAATCTGCTGGAGCTGAAGAAGCGGTTAAAAAAATCGTTCCTTTCACATCTGGTAATAGATGGGTTCAAACTTCTTATAACAATAATTTCAGAAAACAATATGCTGGAATTGGTTACACGTTTGATTCCACAAAAAATAAATTCATTGCACCACAACCATTCGCATCTTGGTCGCTAGACTCTAATGACGACTGGCAAGCCCCAGTTGCATATCCAACAGTTACAACTTATGGAGATAACGTAAGATACTTTATTTCTTGGGATGAAGCTGGAAAGAGATGGATTGGTAAAGACGATCAACAAAATTCATTCGCTTGGTCACCTGACACTTCATCTTGGATTGCTACAGGCAATTAAGTTAAAGAGTTTTTAAACAGGAGTAAGTGACCTATGGCCAAATCTAATGGCGGTATTATCGGAGCATTAAATCCAACATCGTTTGGAAAGTGTACACAAACTGTTAGAACATCATCAACACCATCAGCAGTTACCACTCAACCCGGCACACGTTTAATTAAAACTTTAATTGTAGCAGGAGGTGGAGCAGGTGCATCTTTTAATAATGGTGGAGGAGGCGGTGCAGGTGGTTTAAGAAATTTATGTATTTCAGTATGTGGAGCAACAGCTTTAGGTGCAGTAACAGTTGGAGGAGGAGGAACAGTTTCTCCATCATCACCAACTAGTGGTGGTCCTGGAACAAATTCAAGTTTAGTAGTAGGATCAACAACTTATACGGCTACAGGTGGAGGTGGAGGATCAGGAACACCAGGAGGAACTGGTGGTTCAGGTGGTTCAGGTGGTGGAGCAGGAGGTCAAGCATCTGGAACAGGTGGAGCAGGAAATACTCCTCCAGTAAGTCCTTCTCAAGGTTTTTCTGGTGGTAATTCAAATGTATGTGGACCTAGTATCAATCAAGGTGGAGGTGGTGGTGGAGCTGGTGAAGCTGGAAATACAGATGGAGCAGGTTTTGGAGGAGATGGATTAGATTTAAGTGGATGTTATTCAGGATCTCCTATTACTTCATTTTCAGGTGGAGGTGGTGGAGGAAGTAATGCTTCTAAATTTGATGGTGGTACTGGAGGTGGAGGTGATGGAGCTTTTGGATTTGGAACTCCAGCAACACCAGGAACAACTAATACAGGTGGAGGTGGAGGTGGTGGTGCGTCATTTGTAGATGCTGGTAAAGCCGGCGGTTCGGGAATCGTTATCGTAAAAGAATTAAACAAGGCAACAGGTGTTTGGAATTTAAAAAGTCAATTTAGTGCCCAGAAACAAGGAACGTGGCCGAAGCCAGCTTTCTCACCAATTAGTTTTGATTATTTAGTAGTAGCCGGCGGTGGAGCTGGAGGAAATGGATTGGGTTCAGGCGGTGGTGGAGGTGGAGCAGGAGGTTATCGTACTTCATTCCCAGGTGGAACAAAAATTACATTAAGTGGATTTTCTGGAGATAGTTTTCCAATCACAATTGGAGCAGGAGGTGCTGATGGACCTACAACTACTGCAAGAGCAGGATCACCTTCAATTTTTTCAACAATTACATCAACAGGTGGAGGTGGAGGAGGATCTTTTTCTGCTGGTGGTAATGGCGGTTCAGGAGGTGGAGGTGGAGGTGGTTATGGACCATGTCAAACTCCAGATGCTGGAGGAACAGGTAATTCACCACCAGTTAGTCCACCACAAGGAAATCCAGGAGGAACATCAAATCCTGTACCAAGTTCAGTAGGCAATCAAAATAGAAATGGAGGAGGAGGTGGTGGTGCTGGAGGTGCAGGAACAAATGGTTTTGCTGGGACTCAACCTGGACCTTGTAGTTCAGCAGGTTCTGGAGGAGTAGGTTCACCAAATTCAATTTCAGGTAGTGCAGTATTTTATGCAGGTGGAGGTGGAGGAGTAAAAGGATCTGGAGGACCTGCTCAACCTCAAGGAGGAAATGGAGGTGGTGGTAATGGTTCTGTTGGTCAACCTATTCATGGACAAACCCCTTCTGCTAATTCTACAGGTGGAACTGTAAATACAGGAGGTGGAGGTGGATCATTTATATCATGTTCTCCAGGTTATGCTCCAGGTTCTGTTAATACAGGAGGATCTGGTATAGTTATTGTTAGAGCACCAGGAGCTGCAGGAGCAAGTATAACTGTTGCACCAGGAACTAACACAAAAACAACATTACCGGCACCAGCTGGAGGATGTACTGTTGCGACATTCACGGTTTCTGGAACGCTTACAGTTAGCTAATAATTCATAGGCTTGACATTTATTCTATAAATTCATATATAGGATTTAGAAATGAACTTGCAAAATTATTACTACTACTTTCAAAGCGCATTGACGCCTAGATTTTGTGATGAGTTAATTAAGTATGGTATTTCTCAACAAGAACAATTAGCACTTACAGGTGGTCAAACAAATAAAATTCAAGAAGGTAAAAATTTATCTGAAGAAGATTTAAAAGATTTAAAAAAGAAAAGAGATTCAAATATTGTTTGGTTAAATGATAGATGGATCTACAAAGAAATTCAACCATTTATACATCAAGCAAATAGATTAGCTAATTGGAATTTTGACTGGGATTTCAGTGAGTCTTGTCAATTTACAAAATATAAACTTAATCAATTTTACGATTGGCATGCGGACGCTTGGGACGGAGCTTACGCAAATAAAGATAATCCAGATACATTTGGTAAAATAAGAAAGTTATCGGTTACTTGTAGCTTGTCAGATCCAAAAGATTATGAAGGTGGAGAATTAGAATTTGATTTTAGAAATAATGATCCAGACAAACCTTCTAATGTTAGAAAATGTACAGAAATATTACCAAGAGGAAGTATAATTGTTTTCCCAAGTTTTGTATGGCATCGTGTCCGACCAGTTACAAAAGGAACAAGATATTCATTAGTTATATGGAATCTTGGGTATCCTTATAGATAATATGCCACATAGTACAAAAGAATTAAGAAAAGAATATAGACTTAAAAATAGAGATAGAATTAATTCTAATATGAGAAAATGGAAAAAAGAGAATCCAGATAAACTTAAAGCAATGACTAAAAGATATTACGACAAACATAGAGATAAATTAATAATAATATCAAAAAGATATGCTATGAAAAATCCAGATAAACCAAAAACATACAAAAGAAAATATCAACTTAAAAGATATAATATTACATTAGATCAATATAATGAGATGTTTAATAAACAAGAAGGTAAATGTGCTATTTGTAAAAAACATCAAAATGAAATAAACAAAACTTTATGTGTAGATCACAATCATAAAACTAATGAAGTTAGACAATTACTTTGTCATACATGTAATGTAACATTGAGTTATTTTGAAAATTATGATAGTAAACCATTTATAGAATATTTAAATAAACACAGAAAGGACCTAAACTAATGGCAAAAACAGATCAATTAAACTCATCAATTTATTTTAGTTCACCAGTATATTCTATTGAAATACCTGAATGGGTAGATGATGCAAATAAAGTTTGTGATAAATATATTAAAGAAGCTAAAAAGAATAATGCTAAAGCCATTAAAGAACGTGAAAAGAAATTAGGTAAAAAAATAGGTGATCATGGAATGAGTTATCATTCTACATCATTAGTTGGTGATCCTGCTTTAAAAGAATTACAAGAATATATTGGAGCAACAAGCTGGAATATTTTAGATCATATGGGTTATAACTTAACTAACTATGAATTATTTTGGACTGAATTCTGGGTACAAGAATTTGGTGAAAAAGGTGGTGGTCACCATGAAGGTCATATGCACTATGACAAT